AAGTCATTGTCAAAATCGAGCAAATGGGCGACAACAAGCCCCCTCGGCTCCTCCTGGCGGACGGGGATGGAGGTCAGGTCATGGCCCTCCTCGTCATCAAATGCTTCGAAGACCTTTTGTTCGCAGCGGACGCTCAAGAAGACCGTTCGATCAAGCACGCGGACAAACGTGTCGCCTTGAAGAGGCTATTGAACAGGATGCGTGTTAAGGGAAAGAAGCGCAAGGTAGGGAAATATGAGGGGGATGGTGCCGCATGGGATACAACATGTTCCCTCGAAATCAGAAACCTCATCGAAAATCCCGTCCTCAAACACATCGCCAAGATGATGTTGCCCTTCATTGTCCCCCACGAATGGAACGAGGCCCATGAGAAGGTAAACACCGCCAAAGGGTACAAATTACGCTTCGAATCGCTCTTCGAAAAGCTGATCATCAAGATCAAAGCCATAAGGAGATCTGGCCATCGCGGCACGAGCTGCCTTAACTTCTGGGTCAATTTCGTCATGTGGCACTGCGTCGTTTTCGGCGACAATGCCCATGAGTTTCTCGACTCCAGGAGGTTCAGCGCTGTCGACAAGTTTGGCAAGAAGAGATGGCTGAGTGCAGGGCTTGAGGGAGACGACTCCGGGGTCACCAGTGACCCACCCTTCACTCCTGATGAGCTTGCCTCGATTGCGCAAGATTGGAAAGATGCGGGCTTCGATATGAAGTTGATTGACCGCACAAATGAAGGCAGGATGCTATTCATCGGCTGCGCGGTCCAACTTGACGACAATGGACCAACCGGTGAGTTCTGCCCCGATCTTGCTCGTTTCTTTGGTAAGTCCGGGTACACTACTTCTCGTAGTGCGGTCAAGTCCGCCTCCAAGGACGGCCGAGAACTGCGCGCTATTGCCGCGGCTTCTTACCTATCAGCTGCTCTCGAGTTTTCCCATGTGTCGCGCAATTTGACGCATGGGTTCCTCAGTTACTCCCGCCGCCTGCACGTTTTCGGTGAAGGCAAATCCGCATATGGGGTGTGGGAGGGTGAGATGCAACGAAGGACCGGGCAGGACCATGCTATTGATGTGTATTGCCGCATCTCAGAGAACGTGGCCGGTCTGAGCGATGATGACACGTCTAAGCTTAATGGACTGGGGTATTCTTGCACCCCTTACCAGCTTGAACGTCTGGCTGAGTATTACGCTGGTTTCAACGTCAACGGTCAGTTCGGGGAGACAGAGATCCAGGAGTTTCGCCAGCTCCTGCCTCCGTCTTTCCTCGCCGAGGTTTAGCTCACCTCGTGTTTCACCGGTGTCTGCGGGTTCCTGTTTTTCCTAGGTTCGCCATCCCCGCACCACACCATTGTAGCTTTTTTATGCGCATGGGTGCATGGGTGGGCTCTATGTCCTGCTTGTGTATCTGAGAAGGCTAGGTACCGGAGTTTTTGTTTTTGCGGCTGCCACTCGCCGCTCTAGTACGGTACCGCGTGGTTGAGGACGCCACGTTCAGCCGCCTTATTCTTCTAATTCGGCGCCTCCCGCGGCGGCGGATGTGAGCCTGGTGGTGCGAACTAGACGCGCCTGAGGTGAAGGCTACCCACAGCGTTATCGGACGTTCTTGCCTGAGATTAAATGTGGTGTCCCAATCCACCGTTGCCAGTGTTTGGTTCTCCATGCCAAGCATACGGGGTTCCGGGTCCACCTGGCTTCCATGCCGGGACCCCCAGCAACAGTCCTGGGCGCAGCAAGCATGGGTCGCATTTTGCGACTCCTTCACCTGGATGCAATCCCGGGGGTCGGTCTTGTTGGGTCAACCCTGGTCCATCTCTTAAGCAGCAGCAGCGAGGGGGGTGGGTTGGGTAGTGGTGGGGAAAGTGGTTACGACCAACATGCATGACGTTAACTATGCTTCATAGCGTCAGGTGCCGATAGAAGCACGCGGGTTTTTGGCTGTTTCACTTCTTTGGCCAAGTTAGTGCGCATTGTGGCATCCTTGCTACGTGATTCTTGTTCTGCCTTGGCAGTTCATTTTTCCAAAATTTTCATCGTAGACTTTTTCTGCGACGCGTGGTCTTGGTTTTTCAATGGCTGCGCAAAAGGGTCCTGCAGCGAAACCAGGTCGTGCTCGTGCACCACGGGGTGCCAAGAAACGAGCTGTCGCTGCTCTTGTGGGGAAGAAAGCCGCTGAGTCCATGACCCCCGGGGAGCTGTACGCGTTTTGGAGCGCACGTATCATGCGTGTTCCTCCACCGCTTCGCACCTCCTTCGGTAACTTCACAACGGTCAACTCAGTTTCCAGGTTCACCTTCACCACGAGTACAATCGACAATACGTACCTTTGGATTCCTTGGACTCCTTCCCCGGTGTCGGCACTTGTTACAGGAGCCGGCACCGGCCAGTCGACCCAGTGGCTTTTCAACACACTGGTGTCGTCCCCGCCGCAAATGGTGAGGCCGCTCAGGATGTCATTTTCCATCGAGTGCACCACGCAGAACATGAATGCGGCAGGAAGTGTGCGTGTTTATTCGTACGACAACTCAATTCAGACAGCATGGACGATGGGGGTGCTAGCCGCCTCCACGGCTGTGTTCGCATCCGGCGGCAACACTCTTCTCGGCAACCTGATCAGCTCAGCGCCCGACACAGAGGAGTTCACTGCAGTCGATTTGCAACGTGAACATGAGTGGGTCTCCGTGCCCTCGTCGTACCCTGCATATAACGCGTACTATTCTTTCCTCCCGCTTCTCAATTCAGCTGATGGCACCGCCATCCAGAGTCAGGACATTTACAACCTGATTCTCGGTGAGACCACCCTCACCAACCCCACCAAATTCCCGGGTGCCGCTGTGGAGAATATCTACGGTGGCGGGAACGGTTCGGCCGGGTTGGGTGGTTTGCCTCCCATGCGTGGCTTTTTACTGTCGTTTCCTTTGACAGTAACAGCACAGTCTTACCGTATCTGCATTCATCGCCAAGACGGAGCTCGGTTCGCTGTGAATTCGCTCGGCGCAAGTTTTGCAACGAGCCCGCCCAAGATGGACGCCCCTGCAGAAGACAAGTTCTTGGGCTTCGCCAAGGCTATTACTCAGGGACCTTCCATTCCCCAAATCATCGATGCCGTCAACGCCGGTGTGGCTGGTGCAGCGCGTATCAACAACATGCTTGCCAGTACGGGGATGTTGGGCAAGACACTCTTGGACACGGCTAGGACCGTCGCCAAGTACGTGTGAGGGGTGTCCCTCGATCGCGTGTTCCACCAGTACCTTATAAAAATGTGGACATGCTTTTTCGCCCTGCGGGGCCACCCGGGGCGAGGCGCTTCGCGAATGGTGCTTGACAACCACCCCCGTTCCTAGTCAAAGCCTGGGCAGGCTGACAGCCCCTTCGTGGAAAACCTCACGTAGTATTGGTTCCGAGGCTTTGCCATCCTTGGATGAACATCCGCACATGCGCGCGCGGTTTGGCACACCACTTCTATGGAGTACATCCAGCGGGACGCGCCGCCTGACACCCCGAGTTGATCACGTCGTGTCTGTAGAAAAACCCATCGTCTTTGTGAGTCAGACGTTAAACTGACGAGCCCGCCTGATCAGCAACCCATGCCACCAGATTCGCTCTGGTGTTCCATATGGG